GGGAAGAAAAGTAGGACTTGTTAACGAAGGCACTCAGGTAAAAGAAAAACTACTGGGCATCATGTCGAAGACAGGAACAGATGCACAAGAAAATATATTCATGAAGAAGGTGGTGCCTATGTACAAGTCACTGCCTTTTTTCTTTAAGCCTATACAAGACGGTACTACCAACCCCCGTATGGAACTCGCATTTCGTGAGCCTTCAAAAAGAATCACGAAGAAAAATAAGACCGCTTCTTCTGGTGAGGCACTCAATACAATTGTAAACTGGAAGAATACTACGACTAACGCATATGATGGGGAGAAACTACATATGTTATATCTGGATGAAGCAGGTAAATGGGAAAAAGGGAACGACATAAGAGAGGCTTGGAGGATACAGCGTACTTGTTTGTTAGTTGGACGTAGAATCGTAGGGAAGGCTCTTGTTGGTAGCACTGTCAATCCACTGGATAGAGGTGGCAAACAGTTTAGGGATTTGTATGGTGCAAGCGATCCAAGAGAAAGAAACGACAACGGTCGAACACGCAGTGGACTGTACTCTGTCTTTATACCGTCTTACGATGCACTTGAAGGCTTCTTTGATAAGTATGGGATGCCAGTGGTCGAAGACCCAGAGAAAACGGTTTATACGGAGTTTGAAGAGCCTATATCTATAGGAGCAAAGACTTACTTAAAGAATGAGCGTAAAGCATTGGTAAACGATTCTTATGAACTTAATGAGGTAATACGCCAGTTCCCGTTCACTGAAGCAGAGGCATTTAGAGACAGCGCCAAAGCATCCCTGTTCAACGTACAAAAGATTTATGAACAGATAGAATACAATGATGATCTATATCCTTCTCCAATTGTAGTAGGAAACTTTGTTTGGTCTGGAGGTAAGCAGGACACAGAAGTTATGTTTAAGCCTGATCCAAATGGAAGATGGCGTGTAGCATGGATGCCTCCTTCTGATTTGAGAAACAAACCCAAACCTGAAAATGCCTGGATAGGTTGTGCTGGTGTGGATAGTTATGATATTGATGCAACAGTAGACGGAAGAGGATCAAAGGGCGCATGTCATTTCTACAACAAATTCAACATGGGTCACCCATCAAATATGTTTGTCGCTGAATACGCATCACGACCACCTCTTGCTAAAATATTTTATGAGGATGTTTTGATGGCTGCTAAGTTTTACGGTTACCCTGTGTTAATTGAAAACAATAAGTACGGCATCGCAAGGTACTTTGAGACAAGGGGTTACGACCACTTCTTAATGGAAAGACCAGAACACTTAGGCTCTAAATTCCAAAGCACTAAAACTAAAACAAAAGGTATACCATCGAATTCAAAAGATGTCATACAGGCTCATGCTCAAGCAATAGAGGCTTACATCCATGATCATGTTGGACTAAATGAGGACACACTTGAATTTGGAAAAATGTATTTTGAAAGAACCCTTGAAGACTGGGTTAATTTTAAGATAGACGACAGAACCAAATATGACCTTTCTATATCAAGTGGTTTGGCATTGCTTGCTGCTCAAGGACATAAGCCTGTGAAAGTTAAAAGTGATTTCGAAAAGAAGCAGTTCTTTAGGAAAGGTCAGATAATTATACGAAAATAATAAGAAGTATATTTGCATAAGTAGCAATCTCAAGTATGGATAACCAATATAAATCAGGACAGTCTTCCTTTCCAGATGCTTTAGCAAGCACAGAGGAGAAGATGTGTATGCCTTATGGCTTGCAATACGCAAAGGCCATGTTCGCTCAATGGGTTGGGAGTGACTATCAAAATTCATTGTACGGTAGAAGAAATACAGAAATGGAACGCTGTAGAGATTATGCCCAGGGAACTCAAGACACGTCTATATACAGACAGATTCTAAATTCTCTTGATCCTAATAATGGAGACGGAACACTGCTAACTCTTGATTACACGCCTGTTCCGATTGTACCAAAGTTTGTAAAGATTGTTGTAAACAAGATATTATCTAAAGAACCGTATCCACAGATACAGGCAATAGATCCTCTATCAAGATCAGAAAAAGATAAAAAGAAAGCCTCTACTATTTTACGTATCGAAAACCGTAACATAATAGAAGAAGCCAAAGCACTTGGTTTAAATGTTTCAATAGATCCAAACGAACTACCGGAAACACCAGAGGAAACAGAAATATTTCTTGATACAAATATTAAAACAGACGCTGAGATATCTGCACAGATTGCTACTGAACTGACTCTCAAGTGGAATAATTTTAATGAATCTATATATCGCCGTTGTGTTGAAGACTTGGCCACTCTTGGTATGGCTGTGGCTAAACGTACTAATGATCCTAACTATGGCATCAAAGAAGAGTATGTTGATCCAAAACGATTTGTACATAATTATACTGATGATCCGAACTTTGGTGACCTGACATATGCTGGACATTTCAAGTTCATAACCATAATGGAACTCAAGCGTATTGCTGGTGATCAGTTTACTGAAGCACAATACGAACAGATTGCAAAGACAGTAATGAACAAGTACGGAAACAATCCGACTCAATTTAGTTCTGCTGGCTATACATATGATCGTCCAGGTACACGTTACCGTCAGGGATACGATGAGTACAAGGTTGAAGTTATGGACTTTGAGTTCATGTCTGTCGACAACATTATATACGAGAAGAAAGAATCTGCTTATGGAAACATAGGCTTTTATTACAAAGGGACAGAGTACAATGCTCCTCAGCAATCTGTATACGATCGAGAAGCAATGTACATGAGTAACGCTACAGTATACGGAGGTACTTACATTGTGGGTACAGAGTTAATGTTTGACTACGGCCCTAAGAAAAACATACCGAAGAACGTACACGATATTTCCCGTGCTACATTATCATACAGCGCAATTGCAACAAACATTAGAGGAATGATTCCTAAGTCAATGGTTTCCTCTGTTATTGGGTTTGCTGATATGTTACAAATCACACACCTCAAGATTCAACAATCTATTGCTAAGGCAAAGCCTGATGGCTTGATCATAGATATTGAGGGATTAGAGAATGTACAACTTGGTAGAGGCGGAGAACTTCAGCCGTTAGAGATTCAAGACATATACGAACAAACTGGTATCTTCTATTACAGAAGTAAAAATCCAGAAGGTGGTTTCCAAAACCCACCGGTTCGAGAAATAGGGAATGCTATCAGAAACATCACAGAATTGGTTGCGATATACAATCACTATCTAAGGATGATTAGAGATGCCACAGGGATCAATGAGGTAATGGATGGAACATCACCTAAAGGAGATGCTCTTGTAGGCGTTAGACAGCAGCAAATAGCCGCAGGTAACAATGCTATATATGATATTACTAACGCTGCTATGGTACTTTACAAAAAGGTTTGTGAAGACGTTGTGAAATGTTTACAGATTATACCGCCAAAAAGTATTCTTTATAAAGCGTATACCAACGCTATTGGAGAAACAAACATGGCTGTAATAACATCGTTTGATAATCTATCTATGTACAACTTCGGAGTAATGGTTGTTACAGAAATGAACGAGATGGACAAAGCCTACTTAGAACAAAACATTCAAGTAGCACTTGCTCAAAAAGAAATTGATCTTGAAGACGCTATTGCTATCAGACAAATCAAAGATGTTGAGCAAGCAGAAAGATTATTAGTTGTTCGTCGCAAGAAGCGCATGAAGCAGCAACAACAAATGGCGGCTCAAAATATGCAGATGCAAGCGCAGGCAAATGCTGAGTCATCACAAGTTGCTGGTCAGATTGAAATGCAGAAAAAACAAATGGAGGCTCAGATAGAAGCACAGCGCATTCAATTAGAGACACAAGCAAAAGCACAACTCTTAGAACTTGAGTATCAATACAAGATTCAATTAGAAAACATAAAAGGTGAGTACGGTATTGTTGAACAACAAATTGAGAGTGGGGTAAAGCAACAAGAACAAGCAGAATCAGAGAATCGTAAAGACGCTCGTATAGACAAGCAGGCTGCTGCTCAAAGTAAATTAATTGCTCAACGTCAAGGAGAAAGGCCCCCAATGGAAGAAGAAGTAATAACAAACTTAACCCTATCGTAATATGGCTTGCGGATGCTCAAATAGTCCATGTTCATGTCCTAACCCGACAAACTTAAATATGAACAACGCTGCACAGTTAAATATCTGTACGCGTCGTGGAGACACGTTTATCTTAAACTCTGTTGTAGCATCCTCGAATGGTGTGAAGTTAGATCTTACTCTATACTCTTTTAAAATGGAAGTTAGAGAATATGACAATGGACCACTGGTTATAGCCGATACCGATATAAGTGCTACTGGAGATATCAATGGAAATCTCGTAGTAACAATAACAGCGGCTAATATGCAGGTACCAGCAGGTACATATGTATATGGCTTTCAATCAACACTTACATCTGCCGGCACTGTTGAGACTTGGTTCTATGGAACCTTTGAAGTAGTGCAGGACATCGTAACATAAATTTCAGAATAACCCCTAATGGCTGAAGTAGAAATCATAGTAATAGAAGCAGGCGGACTTGTTTTCGATATAACACTTCCTCCTCAAACAACAGCGGTAATAACTCCTGGTAGTGTTACCCAACTTGTTGGTGCCAAAGGAGACAAGGGACAAAAGGGCCAGAAGGGTGAAATAGGTCTTAAAGGTTCTAAAGGGGAAATAGGCGTTAAGGGGGATACTGGATCAAAAGGTGAAGTAGGAGAAAAGGGTACTACTGGTGAGAAAGGCATCACTGGAGATAAAGGTATTACTGGCGACAAAGGAGAAGTAGGTGAGAAAGGAGATAAAGGGGAAATAGGCGTTAAGGGTGATACCGGTGAGAAAGGTATTACTGGAGACAAAGGTATTACTGGTGATAAGGGTCAAAAAGGTGAGATAGGAGTCAAGGGCGACCAAGGAGAAAAAGGAGATACTGGAGACAAGGGAGATACTGGTGATAAAGGTATTACCGGAGATAAGGGAGAAAAAGGTATTGACGGTACTAAGGGTGATACCGGAGATAAAGGCGAGAAAGGTATTAACGGTACCAAAGGAGATACTGGTGACAAGGGAGAAAAGGGTATTGACGGTGATAAAGGAGATACTGGAGATAAGGGTCAAAAGGGTATCGACGGTACTAAAGGAGATACTGGAGATAAAGGTGAAAAAGGAATTGATGGTACTAAGGGAGATACGGGAGACAAGGGTACTACTGGTGACAAAGGTCAAAAGGGTGAGATAGGAGTTAAGGGTGACGAAGGAGAAAAAGGAGATAAGGGTGATACTGGCGATAAGGGTATTACCGGAGACAAGGGTATCACTGGAGACAAGGGTCAAAAGGGTGAGATAGGCATTAAAGGAGATACCGGTGATAAGGGAGAGAAGGGTATTGACGGCGATAAAGGTGATACCGGAGACAAAGGGCAAAAAGGTATTGATGGTACTAAAGGTGATGCTGGAGATAAAGGCGAGAAAGGAACTGATGGTACTAAAGGAGACAAAGGTCAGAAAGGTGTTGAGGGTTCTCAATGGACATCATCCGCTGGTGCGCCAACTGCATCTGGTAGAA